GGCTCATGTCATTACCACTGCCTCCGGCAGTCACAAGATCCCCATCGTCGCCACCAAGGGCACTGCCGCCTGGGTCGATGAGGAAGGCACCATTCCCGAAGGCGATGATGCTTTCGGTCAGCAGCTCATCGGCGCACACAAGGTCGCTACCATGATCAAGGTGTCCGAGGAGCTTCTGAACGACTCTGCCTTTGACCTGGAAGCCTACTTCCGCACCGAGTTTGCCCGCCGTATCGGCAACAAGGAGGAAGAGGCGTTCCTCACCGGCGACGGCAGCGGCAAGCCCACGGGCATTTTCAATGCCACTGGCGGCGGTCAGCTTGGCGTCACGGCCGGTTCTGCGACCGTCATCACCGCCGATGAGCTCATCGACCTGTTCTACTCTCTGAACAGCGCCTACCGCAAGAACGCCGTGTGGCTTCTGAATGACTCCACCATGAAGAACATCCGCAAGCTGAAGGACTCCAACGGCCAGTATCTGTGGCAGCCCGCTCTGCACGAGGGCGGTTTTGATACGCTGCTCGGCAAGCGTATTTACACCTCTCCCTATGCGCCGGAGCTGGCAGCCGGTCAGAAGACCGTTGCGTTCGGTGACTTCAACTACTACTGGATCGGCGACCGCCTGGGTATTACCTTCAAGCGTCTGAACGAGCGCTTTGCGGAGACCGGCCAGATCGGTTTTATCGCATCCAAGCGACTGGATGGCAAGCTCATTCTGCCCGAAGCTATCAAGGTGCTGCAGCAGAAGGGCACTGCCTCTTCCGGCGGCTAATGAAAGGAGGCGGCGATGATGGACGAGCTTCTTTCCAAAGTAAAAGCCAACCTTATCCTGGAACACACGGCGGATGATGCCTTGCTGAAAAGCTACATCACCGCCGCTGTTTCTTACGCCGAAAGCTACCAGCACATCCCGGAGGGCTTCTACAAAGAGAACCCCATGCCGCCCACCACGGAGCAAGCCGTCATCATGCTGTCGTCCCACTTCTACGAAAGCCGGGACGGCAGCACGGGCGGCTTCTTTGCGGATAACACCGGAGCGGCGCAGCAGGTGTGGAACACCGTCAATCTGCTGCTCCGCTTGGATAGGCGGTGGCAGGTATGAGTTTTGGAAAAATGAACGGCTTTGCAGATATCGTGGAAACAAGACAGGTCAAGGACAGCGAGGGCTTCACTCATTCCGAGGATGAAGTCCTCGCTTCCGTCCGTGTATACCGGGAAGGTCGACACGGCAGCCAGCGTTGGGCAAACCTCGCTGCATTCAGTGAAGCTACTGACCTGTTCCGCTTTCGGCGGATTCCGGGGCTGACGGTCACGGCTGACCAGTTTCTCATCTGCGATGACTGTCGCTACGACATAGTATCCGTGGAGGATGTAAAGGGGCGCGGGATGTACACTGAGGTTTTAGCGAAAAGGAGTGAACCCACCATTGGCAAAAGCTGAAATGAAAATGCCGGAGGATTTCCTTCTGAAGATCTCCAAGCTCGGCAGCAACTTTGACAGCGTTGCGGATACCGTCCTGCAGGCCGGTGGCGAGGTGGTGCTGAAAAAAGTCAAGAGCAATCTCTCCTCCGTTATTGGCAGAGGGACAAAGTTCAAATCCCGCACCACGGGCGAACTGGAAGGTGCGCTTGGCCTTTCTCCCTCCAAGCTGAACCGGGACGGCAACCACGACATCAAGGTCGGTTTCGCCGAACCTCGCTCGGACGGCGGCAGCAATGCCAAGCTGGCCAACATTCTCGAATACGGCAAGCACGGTCAGCCTGCAAAACCGTTTCTGAAACCTGCGAAAACCGCATCCCGACAAGAATGCATCGATGCCATGACCAAGGCATTGGATGAGGAGGTGGAAAAGCTGTGAGCCTGCTATCCGATTTACAAACCATCGCCGAAAGCTGCGGTGTGTCCGTGGAAACGGGTGTGTTCTCCGGCAAAGCACCGGACACCTATCTGGTCATCACGCCGCTGTCGGACAACTTCGAGCTTCACGCCGACAACGCCCCAGGCTGCGAAACGCAGGAGGCACGGCTGTCCCTCTTCACAAAGGGCAGCTACACCAAACTGAAAAATGCACTCGTCCGTGCCTTGCTGGGTGCAGATTTTTATATTACCGACCGCCGGTACATCGGCTTTGAGACCGAGACCGGCTACCATCACTACGCCATTGATGTGGCGCAAATCTACGAACTGGAGGAATGAATCATGGCAACGATCGGTCTTGACAGACTGTATTACGCAAAAATCACCGAGAACGATGCCGGTGAGGAAACCTACGGTACGCCGGAGCAGCTTGCGAAAGCCATCTCCGCTGACCTTTCGGTGGAACTGGCAGAGGCAACTCTATACGCCGACGACGGTGCTTCGGAGATCGTAAAGGAATTCAAATCCGGCACACTCTCCCTCGGCATTGACGATATCGGCTCTACGGCGGCATCCGACCTCACGGGTGCGACCATCGATAAAAACAAGGTGCTCATTTCCGCATCCGAGGACGGCGGCGACCCTGTGGCAGTGGGCTTCCGTGCCAAAAAGTCCAACGGCAAGTACAAGTATTACTGGCTGTACCGCGTGAAATTCGGTATTCCGGCGACGAACCTTGCCACCAAGGGCGACAGCATTACCTTTTCTACGCCGACCATTGAGGGCACCATTCTGCGCCGCAACAAGGCAGACGCAGGCGGCAAGCACCCGTGGAAAGCGGAGGCACTGGAGGGCGATGTGACCGCTGCGACTATCACGAACTGGTATAAGGAAGTCTATGAGCCGACCTATACCACGGCACCCGAAAAACAAGGTTAACGGAGGTAACGCACAATGGATAACGAAAGAACCGCAGTTATCAACATCGGTGACGAGGAGTACACGCTGCTCCTCACGACCAAAGCCACCAAGGAGATCGCCGGTCGCTATGGCGGGCTGGAAAACCTCGGTGAGAAGCTGATGAAATCCGAGAACTTTGAAATGGCTATCGGAGAGATCGTGTGGCTTATCACGCTTCTGGCAAATCAAAGCATTCTCGTCCACAACCTCAAGAACAAGGAGCACCCCAAGGAACTGCTCACCGAGGATGTGGTGGAGCTTCTGACCACGCCGCTTGATCTTGCCGGTTACAAAACCGCCATTACGGAGGCGCTCTACAAGGGCACCAAGCGGAATGTGGAAAGCGAGAAAGACGCAAAAAACGCACCAGTCGGGTAACGGTCTCCGATGCGGAGCTGTTTACCCGGCTTCTCTATTACGGTCTTGCCCACCTTCATCTGTCGCAGGATGAGGTGTGGCTGATGCCGTTTGGCCTGCTGCTGGATCTATGGGAGTGCCATAAGCAGTATAACGGGCAGGCCACACCGGCACGAGAGCATTACATCGACGATATTATCCCAGACGGCATTTAAGGAGGTGACGGCGAATGGCAGACAGTTTCGGACTGAAGATCGGTCTTGAAGGCGAAAAAGAATTCAAGAAAGCGCTGGCGGACATCAACCAGTCTTTCAAGGTGCTCGGCTCCGAAATGAAGCTCGCCACCTCTCAGTTCGATAAAAACGATAAATCCGTGGAGGCTCTCGCCGCACGGAATAAGGTGCTGCGAAAAGAGATCGATGAGCAGACTACAAAAATCGACACCCTTCGCAAGGCTCTGCAGAATGCCGCCACCTCTTTCGGAGAGAACGACCGTCGCACCCAGAACTGGCAGATCCAGCTCAACAATGCCGAAGCCGCCCTCAACGACATGAATCGGGAGCTGGACGAAAACGAGAAAGCCATCAAGGAGGGCGGCAAGGCTGCGGAGGAATCCGGCAGTAAGTTTGAAGGCTTCGGCAAGGTTCTCAAAACCGTAGGTGTGGCGCTCGGTGCTGTGGCTGTTGCCGCAGGTGCCACCGCCGTAAAGCTCGGCAAAGAGGTCATCGCCGCCTATGCGGACTATGAGCAGTTGGTCGGCGGCGTTGACACCCTGTTCAAGGACTCCTCGCAGGAGATCCAGCGGTACGCTGCCAACGCATACAAAACGGCAGGGCTTTCTGCCAACGAGTACATGGAGACGGTCACGGGCTTTTCCGCAAGCCTGATCCAGTCCCTCGGCGGTGATACCGAGAAAGCCGCAAAGTATGCGGACATGGCAATTACGGATATGTCCGACAACGCCAACAAAATGGGTACGGATATGTCCTCCATTCAGAATGCCTACCAGGGTTTTGCCAAGCAGAACTACACGATGCTCGACAACCTCAAGCTGGGCTACGGCGGCACGAAGCAGGAAATGGAGCGACTGCTCGCCGATGCGGAGAAGATATCCGGCGTCAAGTATGACATCTCCTCCTACGCAGATGTGGTGGAAGCCATTCATGTCATGCAGGAGAGCATGGACATTGCAGGAACGACCGCCAAGGAAGCCGAAGCTACCATTTCCGGCTCTGTCAATGCACTGAAATCCGCCGTGTCGAACCTCATCGTAGGCTTTGGTGATGCGGACGCTGACATGGAGCTGCTGTGCAACAACATGGTGGATGCCTTCAAGACCGTGGTGGCGAACATCACCCCGGTCATTGAGAACATCGTGGCGGCTCTGCCCACGGCGCTGGATGCCCTGCTGACGGCTGTGGGTGAACTGCTGCCCACACTGCTGGAAGCAGTCACCGAACTGTTCTCGCAGGTGCTGGAAACGCTGCTTTCTTTGCTTCCGCAGCTTATCCCGGCGGCGGTGTCCGCACTCATGACCATCGTGAACACGCTGATCGAGAATCTGCCCCTGCTTATTGAGGTTGCGGTTCAGTTGGTGTCCACGCTGGTGACCGGCATTGCGGATGCGCTGCCCACGCTCATTCCGGCAGCGGTGCAGGCTATCGTCACCATCGTACAAGGACTGGTGGACAGCCTGCCGATGCTCCTTGACGCAGCCTTACAACTTATCACGGGACTGGCGCAAGGACTTCTGGACGCAAGCCCCGTGTTGATCGCCGCTCTGCCGGAGATCATCAACGGTATCATTACCTTCTTACTGGATTCGATTCCTCAGATCATCGAAACAGGCATTCTGCTTCTGACCTCGCTGGTGACTGCATTGCCGAAGATCATCACGGCAATCGTGGAAGCTATCCCGAAAATCATTGACGGCATTATCACCGCCGTGCTGAACGCCATACCTCAGATCATCCAAGCGGGTATCGACCTGCTGATTTCTCTCATTCAAGCCCTGCCGCAGATCATCACGACCATCGTGCAGGCGATTCCGCAGATCATCTCCGGCATTGTCAATGCCCTCATCGGGAACATCGACAAGATCATCATGGCAGGCGTTCAGTTGTTCGTTGCGCTGATTGAAAACCTGCCCACCATCATCGTGGAGATCGTAAAGGCCGTGCCGCAGATCATTGCGGGTATCGTGAAAGCCTTCGGCTCTCTGATGTATAAAATTGTGGAGATCGGCGGCAACATCGTCAAGGGACTGTGGAGCGGTATTACCCAGCTTGCCTCATGGCTGTGGGACAAGGTGTCCGGGTGGATCTCTTCCATCTGGGACGGTATCTGCGATTTCTTCGGCATCCATTCGCCCTCAAAGGAAATGGCATGGGTCGGTGAAATGCTGGTCAAGGGTCTTGCAGGCTCCATTGACGACAACGGCGATGAAGCGGTCAAAGCCGCAGAAGGCATGGCAGAGGACATCAACGGTGTCATGGGCGACCTCGCTCACGATATGCAGACGGCTCTGCCCACCGACTTTGACGTGAACGGCTCGATCCGCTCTGCCGTGGACGGTGTGGCCGGCAAGGCGGCATCCGCTTTCACCATTGCACTGAACATCACGAATTTCAACAATTACAGCAGCGAGGATATCCGTCAGCTCACCTCCGAAGTCATGGAAACGGCGAATCAGTTCGCCCAGCGGAAAGGAGTGGTATTCGCATGACCTATTTTACCTACAACGGCCGCAGTTCCGCTGATTTCGGTCTGCATATCGAGAAGAAGGACGTGTTCTCCGCACCGGAATATGATGCGGAGTTCATTCCCATTCCCGGCAGGAGCGGTGACATCATCAATCCGAACCGCCGCTTTGCCAACATCAAGGTGACCTACACAGTGTTCCTCGCTCGGAAGAATATAGCCGCACTTGCTGCTGTCCTGCAGGACATCAAAGGCTGGTTGTACTCCGAGCCGGACAGATACCACGAAATCACCGACTCTTACGATGCGGAGTATTTCCGCTACGGTGTCATCTCCGGCAATCTGGACATTGAGGAGCAGCTAAACAAGGTCGGCAGCTTTACCGTGACCTTCAACTGCAAGCCCTATAAATACAGTTTTGCGGGACAGAAAACGGTGTCGGCTGACGCCTCCGAACTGACGATGACCAATCCGACGGCGTTTGAGAGCCGACCGTACATCAAACTCTATGGCAGCGGTACGGTGGTAATAATGATACAGCCCCAAGGTCGAGGTATGATGATTTCCAATCTGGATGAGTACATCGAGATCGACAGTGAGCTGATGAACTGCTTCAAAGGCACTGCCCTCAAAAACGACACAGTCAAAGGAGCGGAATTTCCAGCCCTCAAGCCGGGTGTTTGCACCATTAACTGCAATGGCGATGTGTCAAGGATTGAGGTCGTTCCAAGGTGGTGCTGCCTATGATCCCTGTACTCTATGCCGCAAATACTACGGATTTCAGCTCGTTCGGTCTTGGTGTGCTGACGGACACCATTTCCTGCGAAGTGACCGAAGAACGAAACGGTGTGTTCGAGTGCTTACTCAAATACCCTGTCAGCGGTCAGCACTATGGGCTTATCACCAAGGAGTGCATTATCAAGGCAAAACCAAACGACACCGCCGCCGACCAGGCATTCCGCATTTACCGCATCACGAAACCCTTAAACGGCATCGTCACGATCTACGGTCAGCATATCTCCTATGACCTTGCCAACGTGCCGGTGCTGCCGTTCAGTACCGAGAGTCGCTCTCCTCAGCGCATTCTCTCGCAGCTACTTGCCGGAGATACACGCTTCACGGGCCGGACGGACTACTCGGATGCAAAGGCATTTTCCGTCACGCAGCCGAAAAGCGTCCGTGCCTGCCTCGGAGGTACGGAAGGCTCCATGCTCTCCAAATGGCACGGTGAATTTGAGTGGGACAACTTCACGGTAAAGTTCCATTCACACCGTGGGCAGAAAACCGGTGTGGTCATTGAGTACGGCAAGAACCTCACCGCATTGGAACAGGACGAGGACAACAGCGGTGTGTATACTGCACTGCTCCCGTATGCCGTGTACACCCCGGAAGGCTCGGACACCGAAACGGTGGTCACGCTGCCGGAGGTCACGCTCCCCATTGTGACTTCGGAGATCGTCCGGGCGAAAACGCTCATCATGGATTTCTCCGACCAATTTGACGGAGTTGTGACCGAGGAAGCCCTCAGAGCCAAAGCCAACAGCTACATCAAAGCTAATCCGCTGGGAGCGACTATCCCCACGGTGAAGGTGTCCTTTGAACCGCTCTGGAAACAGCCGGAGTATTCGGCACTCTTGGAGCGGGTCAATCTCTGCGATACCGTCACCATCCGGCACTCGCTTCTGGGCGTCAGCGTGTCGGCTACTGTCATTGAAACCGTATACGACACCCTTGCCGAGCGGTACAAGAGTATTTCCCTCGGTCAGAGCAAGTCCAGTATGATCACCACCATTTCCGAGGTGCAGTCAACGGTGGATAAAGTGGAATCCACGGTGGGACGCTTTCCGAAGCTGCTCCAAACCGCCATCGGCAAAGCCACCGGGCTTATCACCGGCCAGAGCGGCGGCTATGTGGTCATTCACACCAGCGAGGAAAACGGACAGCCTTATGAGCTGCTCATTCTGGACGCTCCCTCTATTGACGATGCCGTGAATGTCTGGCGGTGGAATGTGGGCGGTCTGGGCTTTTCCCATAACGGCTACAACGGTCCCTATGAAACCGCCATCACGGCGGACGGTCAGATCGTTGCAGACTTCATCACTTCCGGCTCTTTGGTGGCAAACATCATCAAGGCAGGTGTCATCCAGTCGCAGGACGGCTCGTCATGGTGGGATTTGGAGAGCGGCGAAGTCGTGCTTCGTGCCTACGCCACCAGCAAGGAGGTCACAGAGGTCAGCGACCGCATTACCACCATCGAGGAGCAGAAAATGCTCCGGCTCGTCATCATCTCGTCCAACGGGAACATCTTCAAAAACGGCAATGTGAAAACGCTGCTTTCCGCCAAGGTGTACTCGTGGGATGAGGACATCACCGACACGCTGGATGCCAACCAATTTGTTTGGACAAGGGTGTCGGAGGATACAGAGGCGGACAAGGTCTGGAATGAACAGCATTTCGGCGGCGCAAAGTCCGTGGTCATCACCGGTGCGGATGTCAAAATCCGCGCCACTTTTTATTGTGACCTCATCGACACCACGACCAGGCAGAGCCTGTTATAACGGAGGAATTCACTATGGCAACCGCAGAACCCACAACAGAAACCGGCACAGCGCCCGTTCCTGATACAACAACTTTAAAGGAGGCTTCTCACATGAGCAAAGCACAAGGTCAGTTTACCATCATCGACTACAACGACGCACTGACACTGACGGGGTACATCGGCTCGAACCTCGCCAAGACTCAGATGTATAACCCCGACAACGGCAGTTACACCCCCGACTGGAAAACGAAGAACCTCGTTCTGACACCCAGTCTGTATGTCATCGGCACCACCGCCGACCAGATCGCCACCGCCAATGTCACCTCGGTCAAGTGGTATGTGGGTGACAGCAACACCGCCATCACCGCGGGCACGAACTACGCCCTCAGTGGTGCCAAGAGTCACATCCTCACGGTCAAGGCCAATGTCATGGCGGAACTGCCCGGCATCGACTATCGCTGTGTCATCACTTACAAGGACGAAAGCACCGGTCTGTCGCTGACCCATCCGCTGACCATTTCCTTCTCCCGTGTGGTCAACGGTTCCGGCATCGTCGACCTGCTGGTCACCACGCCTAACGGAAATGTGTTCAAGAACGAGGAGGTCGCCAGTCTGACCGCCAAGGCCGAGCTGTGGCGCGGCTCTACGGTAGATACCACCAAGGTCAGCTACAAGTGGGCGGTTATGGACGCTTCCGTCACCGCCGCTTCTTCCACCGGCTATGATGCAGACTTCGGCATCGGCTGGCGCAAACTCTCGGATACCGCCGACAAATACACCGGCACGGCCACCAATACCCTCACGGTCTACGCCGCAGCGGTGGACAGCTACGCTGTGTTCAAGTGCTGTGCCCAGGACACAGATTCCGCATCCGCTTCTTATAACACGAAGTTTTTCGATGTGGCGACCTTCATCGACAACTCCGACCCGCTGCAGATCATCGTCACCTCCACGGGCGGCGATGTGTTCAAGAACGGCCAAGGTACGACCGTGCTGACCGCCGTCTGCTATCAGGCGGGCTCCGAGGTGGACGCAGCCGGAAACGGCAGTTACACCTGGACGAAGTACAACAAAGACGGTGTTGTCGATACCTCTTGGGGAACCAACGGCAGCAAGACCGGCAAGACTCTGTCGGTGTCCAGCACCGATGTGGATACCAAGGCAACCTTTATGGTCGTTGTGGCACTTTAAGGAGGTGGTGAGATGATCGCATCAGCACAGTTCACGATTATCAGTCTCTGCGATGTGGTCACCTCGGACACGCCGCCGGAGAACCCCTATGAGGGGCAGCTCTGGGTGGACACCTCTGTGACCCCGCCGGAAACGAAAATATGGGACGGAAATGAATGGGTGGTGCAGAACGACATTGAAACGATCCGCACCACCATTTCCATTCTGACCGAGAAGGATGCACAGTTCCAGCAAACCATCGACGGGCTGAACAGCTATGTGGCGACTCTTACCGAAACTATGGAGTCGGTTTCCAACGACCAAGGCATACTGGAAGAGCGGCTGCGAAGCTCCGAAAGCAAAGTATCTCAGCTTCAGCACACGGTGGAAGGCTTGTCCGTCACCATGCAGGAGCAGTACATCGGCGGCATCAACTATGTGCAAAACTCTTCCGGCCTGAACGGCATCACGGATGATTGGAACTATTCCGGCACCGTGAAAACGGATGCCTCCACGGACACCCAGAACAACACCGTTTCCGACTCCTGCTTTGTGCTGGGAGCTTACTCCTCGCTGTCGCAGTACATCCGAGGGGTAGTTCCCGGCACTTATACAGTTTCCGTTCGCGCCAAGAAAACCTCGACCATGTCCGGGTATTTCTATGTGACCTACAACGGAAACAAAACTGCGTATCTCTTCAATAAGAGCACCGCTTTTGACTGGACGGATTTTACCGTCACGCTCACCGATGTGACCGACCCCACGTTGCGTATTTACTGCTACTGTCGGGATGCGTCCATTTATCTCGCCGACATCATGATCTCCGAAGGAGCGATCCCCCGAAAGTGGACGCCTGCTCCCAACGAGATCTACACGCAGGAGGTCAAGATCGACAAGCGGGGCATCGAGGTATCCAACAGCGCATCGTCCCAGCGGACGGTTATCACGAACACGGAGTTCGCCGGTTATTACAACGATGAGGTGATCTTTACCCTGAACAAGGACGAAACGCAGACTAAGAAAACCACGGTGGACGGCGAGCTGACCGTGGGCAAAACGAAGTTTGTCCCGATGCCGACGGCGTCCGAAGGGCTGAACATCGTCATTCTGGATTAAGGAGGGAAAGCTATGGCAACTTGGAAAAGCGCGGCATACGATGGGCGCTATCTTCAACTGGACATTTCAGAAAGCGTGAATGTGGTCGGTAACAGCTCGACACTTTCCTGGACGCTGACCTCTACCGGTGGCGCATCCACTTACTACACGATTGACACGACCACTGTAACGATCAATGGTACGACCGTATACTCAAAGGGCCGTACCTATTGGGATGACCGTGTTTTCCCGGCAAAGAAAGGTTCTGTCAGTGGCACGATTACTGTGGCTCATGACAGCAACGGCAGCAAAACGATCACGGTCGGATTCTCGACCCGTGTTTATATCTACGGTTCACAGGAATACGGCGGCAGCATGACGCTGACTACCATTGACCGCTCTGCTCCCACAGTTACATTCAGTACATCGAATGTCACGGCAAACGGCTTCAAAATCTCCGCTACATCCTCTGCCACGGCGGACGTCTGGCAGTACAGCACAAACGGCGGTTCGAGCTGGACGCAGTTCTCAACAACGGCATCCACCAGCGCAAGCGTAACACTATCCTCGCTTTCGCCGAACACCAGCTATACGGTGAGGGTCAGAGCAAGGCGGCAGTACAACCATGTCTACGGCACTTCCGGCAGTTCCACGGTCAAGACGCTGGGCGGTGCTGTGGTGAATAGTGTCAACACGGTGACGGCGGACAATGCCACGGTTTCCATTACCATCAATGTGACCGTGTACGAAGCCTCCTACACCAATACGCTGGTGCTCAAAAACGGTAGCACGACCATCCTGACTATTTCCGGGCTTTCCTGGTCGAAGGGCACGGCGAACCGCACGGTCACGCTGACATCGGCGCAGAGAACAACGCTTTTGAACGCTATGGCATCCATCAAGTCGTTCACAGGTACCTTTGCGGTTTCGTCTTACAGCGGGTCTACGCAGATCGGCAGCACCTCAAGCAAGACCGCCACTGTACTGACCACGGCAACCAATTCTGCTCCGACCATAAGCGGATTCACTTATGCCGACAGCTACACGACCACGAAAAACCTCACAGGCAACGACCAGCTATTCGTTCAGAACTACTCGACCCTCAAGGTCACGCCCGGAACGGCAACTGCAAAAAACGGTGCCAGTATTTCCAACTACACAGCTTCCTGCAACGGGCTGTCATCCTCTAACACTACCGGCTCTGCCTTATCTGTTGGAAAGATCGCCAAGTCCGGCAGCGTAACGGTCACGCTCACGGTCACGGACTCCCGCGGTTATACCGCCGAAACTTCACGGACGGTAACAGTCATTCCGTACACCAAGCCGAAGATATCCTCGGTGACGCTCCGACGAACCAACGACATTGAAGCGGAAATGCAGCTCAAATTCAGCGGCTCTATTTCTGCTGTGACCGTAGACGGGACGCAGAAAAACAGCGTGGTTTATGTGCGGTATCGGTACAAGAAAACCAGTGAGAGCAGCTACGGTAGCTACACCAGCATCTATTCCGGCACGACAAAAAGCGGAACCTCTTTCAGCTACTCCAATTTGGAACTGTGCAATCTGGATGCCAACAGTTCCTACGACCTTCATCTACAGATCCAAGACAAGCTCTATTCTTTGAGCAGTCTGGATCTGTATTTTACTGTTCCGCAGGGTACGCCCCTCATTGCACTGCGGAAAAAGAAGGTCGGCATCAACACGCCGGAGCCACAAGCCATGCTGGATGTTGCCGGGGATATGCGGGTGGATGGCTCACCCCTTGCGGATTTTGTCATTCAGCAAGGGACAAGCGGCATCTGGAATTATCGTAAATGGAAAAGCGGTACAGCGGAATGTTGGGGTCAGTATTCCTTTACGACCGCCATTTCGACGGCATGGGGCGTGCTCTATGAGAGCGGCGCAATTGCGCTCCCTAATTTTCCATTTACCTTCGCGGAAATTCCTCATGTCCATATCTCCACGGAGAACAGCAACTACGCCATGTTTGTGGAGCGAGGCAGTTCGAGTAGCTGGTCTACAACGACCAACCCCGGAAAGATATTTGCCGTAAGACCAAATACGGTACCATCGGCAACCTACAAAGTATCAATCTATGCTATCGGAAAAGCGTGACGCTCCGGCGTCACTTTTTTCATACCCATTTTTAATTTCAAAGGAGGACAAACAACATGAAAGAATTCTGGACGACCATTCAGGTGGTGTTCGCCGGAATCGGCGGCTGGCTGGGATGGTTCTTGGGAGGATGTGACGGCTTGCTTTATGCGCTTCTGGCTTTCGTAGTCATCGACTACATCACCGGTATCATGTGCGCCGTGGTGGACAAGAAGCTGTCCAGCGAAGTCGGATTCAAGGGCATTTTCAAAAAGGTGCTCATCTTCGCCCTGGTCGGCATCGGGCATATTCTCGACACCCGCGTCATCGGCAGCGGCTCGGTGATGCGTACTGCCGTCATTTTCTTCTATTTGTCGAATGAGGGCGTGTCCCTGTTGGAAAACGCCGCATACCTGGGACTGCCCATTCCGCAGAAGCTGAAATCCGTTCTGGAGCAGCTTCATGACCGCAGTGAAAAGGAGGATGAATAATATGGCTTACACAAACAGTTCCCTGGTGTCCTACACCAAACTCAGCCCGAACCACTCCGGGCAGCGTACCCACAGCATTGACCGCATCACGCCTCACTGCGTGGTGGGTCAGTGCTCAGTTGAAACGCTCGGCAACATCTTCTTGCCGACCTCACGGCAGGCAAGCAGCAACTACGGCATTGGCGTGGACGGCAGGGTCGGAATGTATGTGGAGGAGAAAAACCGCTCTTGGTGCTCCTCCTCCGCAGCCAACGACCAGAGAGCTATCACCATCGAGTGTGCCAGCGACAACACCGAGCCTTACGCTTTTAAGAACGTGGTGTACAAGAGACTCATCGAGCTTTGCACCGATATCTGCAGGCGCAACGGCAAAACCAAGCTGCTCTGGCTGGGCGATAAGGCCAAGACGCTGAACTACACCCCGAAATCCGACGAGATGGTGCTGACCGTCCATCGTTGGTTTGCGAATAAATCCTGTCCCGGCAACTGGATGTATGCCCGCATGGGCGATCTGGCATCCAAGGTCACGGCGGCTCTCGGCAGCGAGGTGAAGCCGGTCGAACCGGCCAAGCCCATCGGCACAATTAAGTCCGGTGACCTCGTGACCATCACGGGCAGCACCTACTACAACGGCAAAGCCATTCCCGGCTGGGTGAAGAAGCTCCGCTGGTATGTGGTAGAGGTCAGCGGCGACCGTGCGGTCATCAACAAGGATGAGTCCGGCAGGTACGCCATCATGTCGCCGGTCAAAACTTCTGCGCTCGCCGTGGCAGGCACGAAACCCTCCGAGGATTACCGCAACCACACCGTGGTGCATGGTGACACCCTCTGGGCAATCGCCAAGAAGTATCTCGGCAACGGCAGCCGCTATAAGGAAATCGTCAGCCTGAATGGGCTGAAAAGCAATGTCATCTACAGCGGCATGAAGCTGAAGATTCCGAACAAGTAAACCGAACCTATCACACGCCCTCTGCGGATTTTTCCGTGGAGGGCGTTATTTTTTTGCCCATTTTACCCTGACAAAAGTGCCTTTTCTCTGGGTATAGCGAGAAACGCTATTTCTCAGGAATGAGGTATCAATATGACAGACACGGAACGCTCACGAATTGTGGAACTCCAACACCAGGGCTACGGGTATAAGAAAATATCCGCTATAACAGGGCTACCGCTAAACACTGTAAAGTCCTTTTGCGCCAGACATCCTGTGCAGATCAAAGAGATGCCGGACTCAAATGCCCTGTGCCGAAACTGCCTGGCTCCGCTTGAGCAGACACCGCATAAACGGAAAAGGATGTTCTGCTCCGATGCCTGCCGAATGGCGTGGTGGAACGCACATCCCGAAAGAGTGCAGCGAAAAGCGTACTACACACTCACTTGCCGACATTGCGGGAAGCAGTTTGAAAGCTATGGCAACAGCCATCGGGTGTTCTGCTCCCGTGACTGCTATTTGAAATTCCGCAGGAAGGAGGCCGACCATGAGTGATTACGATAAGCGTCTGTTTGCCTACCAGATGGCGATGGCACTCGCCCGGAGTATGCGTTCCAAGGGGCTGATATCAGCCAAAGAGTACGCTAAGATCGATACAATTATAGCCAATAAATACGGTATATCTTCGTGTAGTATATTCCGCTGAAATCACTGGATAAATCGTGTTTTTAGAGGTAATATGTCACACACCAAAGGGAGGTGAACCACATGAAGAGAGTAGTAGAAAGGGTCGATGCCCTAATTCCCGCACAGCCGAGAGCTTTGCGTGTTTGCGCTTATGCCCGTGTTTCCACAGGAAAGGATGCCATGCTGCATTCACTGTCCGCGCAAGTCAGTTATTACAGCAAAATGATTCAGAGCCACAACGGGTGGATGTACTGCGGCGTTTACAGCGATGAGGCTGTGACCGGCACAAAAAGAGAACGAGCCGGGTTTCAGCACATGATTGAGGAGTGCCGCCAAGGGAACATCGATCTTGTTATTACGAAGAGCATATCCCGTTTCGCCAGAAATACGGTGACGCTTCTTCAGACTGTCCGAGAGCTGAAAAGCCTGGGTGTAGATGTGTTCTTTGAAGAGCAGCACATCCACACCATGAGTGCGGACGGTGAGCTGATGATGACCATCCTGGCGTCCTACGCACAGGAAGAGAGTTTGTCAGCCAGTGAAAATCAGAAATGGCGTGTCCGAAAAGCCTTTGAAAACGGAGAAATCATCAACCTCCGCTTTCTGTTCGGCTATGACATCACACCGGACGGCATAAGGGTGAACGAGACGGACGCTGCCATCGTCCGAGAGATATTTGCACGGTTCAACGGCGGCGAGAGCATGAGTTCCATCTGCCGTGACCTTGATGCCAGAGGACATAAAGGCGTTCTCGGCGGCACATGGTGTGCGGAGCGGATGCGGAATACCTTATCCAATGAAAAGTACCTCGGCAATGCACTCCTGCAAAAGCAATACCGCAACAACCACATTGAAAAGAAACTGTTACCCAATCGAGGAGAGCTTCCGATGTACTATGCTGAGGGAACGCATGAGCCAATCATCGACCAGGCAACATTTGATAAGGCACAGGAGCGGCTCAGAATAATGGCGCAACAGACTTCCAACCGCAAAAAACCGACTCATTCAGCTTTTTCGGGGTTGATTCACTGCGGACTGTGCGGCAATACCTATAAGCGCGTAACTTACCGCAAAAAACACTACTGGAATTGCACTACATTCCAGACAAAAGGAAAATCCGAATGTGCTGCAAAGCGGATTCCAGAAGAAACGCTCGAAGTCCTCACCTGCGAGGTGCTGGGAGAGGGCAGCATCGACAGCGATATGGTCAGAAGCAAAATAACGGCAATCAGAGCAGAGAAAAACAATGTGGTCGTGTACTGCATGGACGACGGTTCTGAAATCGTTAAACGATGGAAAGAC